AACGTCCAAAACTCAAGTTCGTCGCAAAATACGAATACCGCGACGCCGACGGAACCCTGCTTTTTGAGAAAGTTCGATACACCGAACCCGATGGCAAAAAGACTTTCCGCCAACGCAAGCCCGACGGATCTGGGGGCTGGACATACAGCCTTGGAGACACCCCAAAGGTTTTATATAACCTGCCCGCCGTCTTAGAGGCAAAAGCAAACGGAGAACCAATCTTTCTCGTGGAAGGAGAGAAAGATGCAGACGCTCTCATCTCAATGGGTGCTTGTGCCACAACTATGCCCGGAGGGGCAGGTAAATGGCTCGACATACACACTGAGGCTCTCGCTGGAGCAATCGTGGACGTTATCGTCGACAACGACGAGCCCGGACGCCGACATGCACACCTTGTCGCAGGCATCCTCACTCAAGCCGGTTCGGACGTAGCGATTTGGCGAAGCCAAACTCAAAAAGACATTTACGACCACCTGCAAGCGGGTGGGTCAACCACCGACCTCGAACAGATCCCATACGAAACCCTGATCTCTGAGTTTGCTGGCCAAACAATCGAGCCAGAAGAACAGGAAGAAGACGGTGACGAGCCAGAACTTGTCGAGCACACTCCGCAAGAAAAAGCAATCCTCGACATCGCCCATCTGCTCACGTCAGATAAAAACCCAAAACACATTCTTCTAAAAATCGCTGACATCGCCTTATCACAAGGCCAAGAGTTCTCGCAGCCAGATCCGGGCCGACTGGTGAACTGGGATGACTTCGTCATGGAGGAAACTGACGATTCGTATGAATGGCTCCTACCCGGACTATTGGAAAAACAAGAACGAGTAATGGTCGTAGCCGCTGAAGGTGTTGGCAAAACCATGCTTGCCCGTCAAGTGGCGATCTGCTCAGGATACGGAGTTCACCCATTCACTTTTCAACGCATGCCACGTGTACGCACGCTCACCGTTGACCTAGAGAACCCTGAGCGAATCATCAAACGAACGTCCGACAAAATCGTCGGAGCAGCAAAGTCAATGGGTTACGAACGCAAAGGTGACAACCATCTTGTTATCAAGCCGGACGGCCTGAACCTGCTATCGGTGCAAGACCGAATGATCTTGGAACAACACATCGAGGCAGTCGAGCCAGAAATCCTAGTAATGGGACCCCTCTACAAAGCATTTCTCGACCCCGGTACTAAAACTTCTGAAGCGGTTGCAATCGAAGTCGCAAAATATCTCGACCGCATACGGTCAACCTACCGCTGTGCGCTCTGGTTGGAACACCACGCTCCACTTGGAGCATCACAAACCTCTCGCGAGTTACGTCCGTTTGGATCCGCTGTCTGGTCACGTTGGCCAGAGTTTGGACTCGCGTTACAGCCAGACCCCGTTCGCCCTCACGATTTTGTTTACGACGTAAATCATTTCCGTGGTGCTCGAGACCTTCGCGCATGGCCCACGCAAATGACACGCGGCAAGAAGTTTCCGTTCGAAGTATTGGAGTTTATGAAAGTATGAAACTGGTTGATCTACACCCGTGGGAGTATGACCATGCGCTGAGTGTTGCTGCTCGCCGGTGTGCTGCCAACTGGGGTAAACAAGATGCTCCGCATTACCACCGCAAGAACATGGAGGACGACCGGACTGCTCAAGCAGCGGCTTGCGTCTGCGAGTTGGCTGTCGCAAAAGCAACGAACCGCTATTGGTCTGGACATGTTTGGCACAAGAGCGAACATCACTTGTATCGGGATCTCGCCGATGTAGGTGAAAACATTGAAGTCCGACGTATCCGCACCCGCATGTCTGCCGCTGTAAGGCGACACCAGTTGGGAAAAGGTTTAGTATTATTTGTAGCAAGGCCTGTATTGCCAGAAATGACACAAGTCGAAATATTTGGCTGGAAAAAATATGACGAGGCATGGGAAATCGGCGAACCGGCCTCATATGACCCCGACAACACCCGCGTAATCGGAGTTGAACATTTGGAACAATTATGAGCGACGACAGTGGAAAAGCCCTATCACGAGAATTCTTAGCCGAACGTGACCTGCGCATCTTCAAAATGAGGCAGGCCGGCGTGACGACAACTGAAATTGCGCGACGCTTCAATGTCAGCACATCAGTTGTGTCGAAAGCGGTCGGTCGTCAACTCGAAAAAATGAACCGGGAAGCCATGATGGCTTACCCTGAAGTTTTGCGAATGGAACTGGAACGCTTAGATGCGCTACAAGCCGCAATATGGCCGATGACACAACATCGACGAGTGACCCTTGACGATGGGCAAGAAGTTTCAGTTGAACCTGACATGAAAGCAATTCAGCAGGTGCTGAGCATCATGGATCGTCGCTCAAAACTTCTTGGAATGGACCAGAACAACCTCACCGTTCAAATGGACATTTCCACAGACACCGCGACCCCGATCCGAGTTTCCATGGCAAGCGAAACCGACACGGGTGCCGCACCAGTCGACGCATTTGACCCTAAAGAAGAAGCCCGCCAACTACTAGAACTCATGGGCAGATCCGGCGTCCTCCCAGACGCAGAAGTGCAGCAAATGTTAGGAACAGGGACAGAAGAGGAACAAGACATCGAGGAAGCCGAGATCGTCGAAGTTATCCGAGATGTTGAAGTGCTAGAAAATTACAGAGGCAACGATGAGTCAGATTGACGGACTAGAACAACTTTACATTTTCCCGAACTTCCTAGACGAGGACGAAATCAACCTCTGGAACAATCGGCTCCGCGCAGAAACATTCTGGAAAGAAATTCCAGCGAGTGACCACGAACACTCAACTCAAAGAAACCACATTTCCATCGACGGCGACAATATGCGCAACGACCTTTCATTGCTTCAAGACAATGAGGTCCTAGTATCAAAAATCAACGCCAAGGTCGAACAAATTTTTGGAGAACATTTTCTCACGCCCACAACCCTTTACTATCGGAAGTGGGTTGCCGGAATGACACAAGGGCTGCACCATGACGCATGCTACGAGTATGGGGCAGGTCTAGATTGGCGCACAAACAGCGAAGCAAAAGAATCGGCTTTCCCTATTGCTTTTCACGACGTAGCAACCGTCCTCTACTACAACGACGATTTTGAAGGCGGAGAAATCTTTTTCCACCGGCCAAATATCTCATTGAAGCCGGAACGCGGAATGCTCATCATGATGCCATGCACCGACAGATACATTCATGGAGTAAATGAGATCACCTCTGGCGAACGATACATTTCCGCCCACTTCTGGACACGTGCAAAAACGATCGCAATGTGTCTGGGTCACGATAAAACCCGCATAAATGAATGGATATACAAGTACTCCGACTGTGATAAGGTTGACCGCCTACTCAGTGACATGCGGCGACACTAGAAAGATGTAGTATCTAGACATGAGCGAAGAATCAACAGAAATTGAAATCACCTCCATCGAGGATCTGCCCTCAGTCGACTCCGAACAGTTGGCCGAAGTCACCTCATCTCCATCGCATTTCCAATCCGTCCTACTAACCACGAACGAGTGGGGAACATTTGAAGTTCGATGGAACGGCACCACTTTCATCCTCCTTAAGGGCATTGCAACACACACCTCTGAAGGAAAACCTCCAATTGTTTCGTACGAGGTTCTCGGACATCAAAACCCCGAGGAGGAAGTGGACTATCCGTTCCCGCTTGACCTTTCAGTTCTCGAGCGAATCGGTCGCGTCCTCATCCACACCGTCAATACCGCTGCAAGCGAGGACGACGAGTAAACTGCCAGTGTGCGCATCCTAGGGATTAACGACTCAAGCCACGACGCAGCAGTAAGTGTAATTGACAACGGAGAAATCGTTTTTGCGGCGCACAGCGAACGCTACAACAAACAAAAAAACACTTACGCAATTTCTGACGACCTGATTGAAGAGGTCATGTCGGATCCGCCCGACTTGATTGCTTACTTTGAGAAACGTCCATTTAAGCGGGCTCGCAGATTTAGACACGGAGGCATCAACGGTGCCTACCAAAACCTATACAAAAAACTGCATAAATATCAATGGCCAAAAGAGGTGCAGGTCTCACACCACTACAGTCATGCAGCCGCCGGATATTTCACGTCGACATTTGCGGAAGCAACAGTAGTTGTACTAGATGCCATCGGCGAATTTGAAACCGCAACGATTTGGGACGCCAGCGGAAACAATATCCGCAAACGAGAATCGCTACGGTACCCGATTTCATTCGGATTGTTCTACAGCGCATTCACCGATCTAGTCGGGCTAAAACCCGGCTTTGACGAATACGTACTTATGGGAATGGCCGCCTACGGAGACCCATCCCGATACGCGGCCGAGATCAACAAAATGTTCCCAAAGTGGAACAGCCAGACACAGAACTTCCACCACGGAGTCAACTGGCCGCACCCAATCATCTGCGAACAAGACAAATACGATATAGCAGCAGCAGTTCAACTCATATATCAAAATCGTTTAATTGACCTGATGCGCTATGTGCGGCGCGACTCACCCACACAAAACCTTGTTTTCATGGGCGGCTGCGCACTCAACTGTTCAGCCAACACGAAACTTCTTGACATCTGGGACGAAGTTTGGATAATGCCGAATCCCGGCGACGCCGGCTCAAGCCTCGGTGCCGCACTAGCAATCTACGGATCACACATCGAATGGCGCGGCCCATACCTCGGTCACGACATCGGCGGCGACTTTTACCCATCCGAAGACATCATTGACGTACTGCTACGAGACAAAATTGTTGCAGTCGCAAACGGAAGAGCCGAATTCGGTCCGCGAGCATTGGGGAACCGTAGCCTTTTGGCTGATCCCCGACCAGCCGACATGAAAGATCGCGTGAACCAAGTTAAAAAACGGGAACCTTTCCGTCCATTCGCACCAATCATTATGGAAGATCACGTGTCCGAATGGTTCGAAATTGACCGCCCCGTCCCATACATGCAATTTGCCGTAAAAGCGCGCTTTCCAGAACTCATGCCGGCCGTAGTGCACCACGACGGAACATCACGAATCCAAACCGTGAACGAATATCAACACCCCGGCCTCTACGACGTTTTATCAATGTGGTATCACCAAACCGGGATGCCAGTTCTATTAAATACCAGTCTCAATGTTCGTGACCAGCCTATGCTCAACGACGAACTCGATGCCCTAGTATGGCAAGAAATGAACCCACAAGTAAAACTTGTAACGTGAGGAAATACGATGGCACCAAAACACTTTGCCGACAACTGGATCGCTGACTGGTCGCAAAATGACGCAGATCGAATCAAACGAGAGCAACGTTTTGCTCACTTCCGCGCACACACCCACATCCACGGTCTTCCAAAATTTTCGAAGTTGACCAAACCTGACAAACAGTATTGGGCGGCCCTCACATACAAAGACGTAGCAGAAATTTCTCGAAATCAAGAGATTTTCTGTGCAAGCGAAGGGTATCTGATTACAGATTTGCCGCGTGACATTTTCGAATATTTTGGTTCCCTACTGGCGCTCGACAATCCTCGACATAACGAAGTTCGGTCAATCGTTCAGCGAGCATTTGGGGCATCAAACGTAGCCAAACTAACCACGATGATCGAACAAGTCACAGCGGATATTGTCGACGATGTAATCGAGAAACACCCTGAGCGAAAGTGCGACATTCACACTGAACTCTCAGCGCGACTACCAACTGAAATCACCGCAATCATGATGGGTGTGGCTGACGACGACAAAAAATGGATGTACGACCGTGTTCGTGAAATCACTGGCAACAGTGATCCCGAATATCACGGTGGAGAGCGCTCAGACACATTTCTTAATGCTTGCATCGCAATTACCGAATACGCACACAAACTGGCCGCAGAACGCCGCGTGGAACCCAAAGACGACGTCACAAGCCTTCT